TCCACAAGTTGGCGACCCTGATTAACTCGGGCGTTGACTGCGTACCTATACCGTGACGCAATTCGCTGTGACTTGCTTGACTAGTGCCATGATCTATTTAGCCTGTGACTCGGCTTGCCATGATCTATTAAGCCTGTGGCTCGGCTTGTTGTACCTAGTATAGCGTAGGCATCGCTGCTTGTCAAGTGTCCATCGCTTCACGCATTGGGATCAGTTCACTTGACCTTAATCATACACATTGCATCGCTTCACTCATTGGGATCAGCTCTGTGTTTGATCGTGACCTCAGTATAGCACGTGGTCGGTTGCTTGTCAAGTCCCTGTTGAATACCGATATATTCGGGCTTTTAATTCAAAGTTTGGGCAGGGATTCGTTGTACTTAGTATAGCGTAAGTATCGCTTGTTGTCAAGTGTCAGCTCTGGGAACCATACAGTAACTAAAGAGTTACGTCTTAGGTGTTGCCGCTTTGCCTTGATGTAATCAATATAGCCTGATCGGTGGCTTATGTCAAGTGCTACTTAATAATTAGTAACACTCTGTCGAGCTTGGTTATCAGGTGGCGTTCCTGTTCCTTTCCCTCGATGTACTTAATATAACCGATACGTCCTACACTGTCAACCCTATGTTACAGAATCGTAACAATCGGGATTGTGAATTTATGATTGTGACTAGTGATTGTGAAATGTTACAAAATGTTACAGATAACACAACATAAATGCAAAAGTCAGCGAGTCCGCACATTTTATTATGTGCAAACCCACACAAAAAGATCAAAAGGGGCCATCGGGGGGAACTGGCCGCCGCTCCCCTCGAGAATAGGCTTCAGAAATTTATGTTAAATTATTAAGGCACTAATACTTCATAAGTAATAGGAAATTGCTGTTTAATTAACTCTTGACACGCTACAGCTATATCTTGATGCTCTTTCTGCGTACCATTTGACGTTCTAAGGTCGATATAATGAATCCAAGACCGTAATGTACCATTCATATAAAGACGTGTCGGAGCACCCATAGGAAGTACTTCTCTTGCACACTCTTTAGCTATACCTTCTTTAATTAAATTGTTATATAATCTATAACACTTAGCATAATGCAGTTGTATGGATCCTTGCCAGGTTAACTTATCAATATCATCGCTATCAATACTATTTTGTCTATTATTAGTGTCTTGTAGCCTTAGATCTGGAGGAGTAGGAAGTTCTAGTTCTTCTACATTCGCATACCGTTGGCTAAACTCTTGAAAACTAAAGGATCTGTGTCTTATTATCTGTGCAGATATAGATCTAGTTGTATTTATCTCTACACACATATTCACCATCTCAAAAGGAGACCAGTGTTTATGTTTAATAAGATATTTAATGAGTTTATGACTACATTTACTACCTTGGTTAGAAGGATTAGAGACTCTAGCCATATAAGCTAGTAATGAATCACCATCTTCAGTGGAGTGTACTAGAGATACTGTACTCATATATAATATTAGTTAGGGTGTTAGGTGTAGGTGTTATAAGATATCCATTCATCGGATATATGTATAAAGGGGAATGGTTGTCTACGAAGTAGGCAAGAATTCCCCTTTGAGGGGGCGAGTCCACCCTTCTCTCCCCCTGTATACATAACACCTCAAACTAAACCCAGGTAGGGACTGAGCTTTGGCCTGTGTCTATTCTGTTAGCTTCATCTCTTTGGTCTTTATTCATTCCTAAGACTAAGTGGTCTGCAGAGGCTTCAGGGTTGTCTAAATAGTCTTGTAGCATAGATTGCCATTCTTGTGCTTTTCGTTCCTTTACAGCGTCGTGAGCACTGATAGAGAGGGCATCTGTATAATACTTAATACCTTGAGCAAGACAATCTAATCTGTCATCATGTTTAACTGCACCTTTTTCTCTACACATCCTAGACATCTGGTAGAAGAGCATGTACATAAGACGTAGTTCAGGAGCTTCTTCTTTATTAGAATGATAATCCCATTCAATAACTTTTCTATCTACTATGAGTCTATGTTGATTCATAACAGGTTCAAGAGAGTCTATAATCCTATCTTCTTTACGGACGTTAGCTCTAACTTCTTCTATGTCTATACCCAGACCAGTTTGGACTAGGTGTTTTTTAAACAGTTCAGCAACTATACCATCACCAAAGTTTGTTTCTATTACAAGTTTGGTAACTTTGTAACGTCTGCATCCTCTGAGTATATCGAGCAAGGTAGTATCAGAGTACCCGTCTCTGTATGCTCGCATATCATGCAAGAATAGGTAGCCGTTCTTTTGAGATATAAATGCTGCTGCTGTTTCATCTGTTCCTCGACCCGACGGATCAACGGAGCATATAGTTTCTGAATAGTCGGTCCATTCTCCTTGGAGTTGCATTGGAGAGTAAAAATAATCTCCTGGAAGACCGACTGTGGGTAAGTCTTTGATGACGTTTTGGGGATCTGAGCACCAAACAATTCTATCGGGAGCAGTGTCCCTATTAATACTGGTGACAACAAGGTCAGCCATTTTAAGTGGGAATTTTTCTGCATCACTAAGGCTTGTGTCTAATTGGAACTGAAGCATGTAGTTAGATCGTCCCATAGCTGCTTCACGCTCTAAGAGATCCTCATCACTAAATCTATCTGGATCTGTTACTGACCATTCATCAATACCTTTTTCTACATCTTCTTGTATTTGTGGTGCTAGTAATCCTTCGTATTGACTAAGTTTACTTTTTCTTGGGTATCTGCTTGGCCAAACGAACGGACGGTAGTTACGCTCTGCCAACTTACGATAAACAGTAAAAGTAGTCTGAGGAGTCCCGAGATACATAATACGGCTATCACTTTTGGGTGTAAGGATAGATTCCGCTTCCGTACAGAGTTGAAGAAGTTTCTCACGCATTAACTCCGTCATACTGTTTCCTGGTACTTCTATATCGTCCAGAATCATTAGATCCGCACGACTTCCTGTTAACTGACCAGTAATACCAACACTCTTGACTGATGGAGCCTGATGAGGACTGCAGTTTACGTCGAAAGAAATTCTTGACCATCTGGCTTCGTCGCTCTTTGGCTGTAAATGATTTAGCCACGGTGTTTCAATAATAAGTTTTTGTAAAAAGATTGACATGTTATCTGCACGTTCTTTAGACGCTGAAATAATCATTATCTTTCTTTCTGGATCTCTAAACAGAGTCCACAAAACAAAAGCTCCTGTAATCCAAGATTTACCGACTCCTCGGAAGGCTTGGATCTGGAGACGCTTTGGTCCGTGTTGTAAGTAGTCTGCTATAGAGTATTGTGCTCTAGTTGGGGGAGGTAGATCAAGCTGATCCCATAATGCACTCAGAAACAGCTTGAAATCGTCCTGTAGAGCCTCTAAAGGGTTCTCCATGTGTGTTTGGTTATACTTGAGGGAATATGCCCGTAGGGGTCATTTTCTTGTGCATTTGTTCAAGGTTCATATGATTAAACATTCTGTCATTAAAATTTCCAGGAGCATCTAATTGCCTATTATACATATCATTTCCACCTGCTCCTATTTTAAGATTAGGTTTAGGTGTGGTTTTGTTGACTTTCATAATAGTACCTTTACTACCTGACCCAGTAGCAGTTCCTGTATTATTATAGGTTAAAGCATTATTAGGCATAGCAGGGTTAAGTGTAACTCCTTTAACACCTTTAAAAATTCTTTGTCCATAAATCTTACCTTTTTGTGCAGTATCTGGATTAAATTCCCATTTACCTTTTGGTAAACTTTTTAAATACTTTAATGTTATAGCTTTTAAAGATTTAAAATCAAGACTGCCTGGATTTCTTATATCTATATAGCCCGTACGTTCATCAGGAAGCCAAGTTGCTTCAAATACTCCATTTGGACTACGATAAAACCCTGCACCATTTACAAGGTTTTTTTGCAAAGAACTTATTATAGTTTGGGTTAAAGACATATTAATAACCTTTTTTAGATAATATATCTAATCGTTTTCCTCTTTCTTCAAAATAAGCTTCTTTAGCTGATCTCATTTCTTTGTATTCTTCTGCATCAGCTTGGTCTTTTGAAGACTCATAGGTTGCTGTACCTGTAAATTCTGTTTTCATTAGCTGATATGATTTAGTATAAGTTGCTCTCTAAAAGGGTTACGTCCAAATGTTTGACGCATCCATTGGAGCCAATGACTGCTACCTTTCCCTTGGTTACACGTTCTACAGGCAGGGACCAAATTACTTGCAAGGCTTTCGCCACCGTTTGTCTTAGCTTTGACATGATCGAGTGTAAGTTCTGTAAGTTCATAGTTGTTTCCGCAATATACACATTGACAATTAAATTTTTCCTTAATGGCTTTACGCCACAAACGCTTTGCGTCAGGACTTGTCATGGTTATTAGATTGTATAAGTAGTGTTGTGGGCTAGGTAGTAGTGGGGTCATTTACGAATTTTAAGTCTGCTTTTACGGTTAATAGATGGAGACTGGGTTCTGCCTTCAGTAGTACTGCCTTTGTAATGAGCAGCGTCTTTGCCGTCATGGTTTCCGTAAGTACCTAGTTTTCTATTAAGCTTGTTAGCATTACTTTTTATTCGTTTACCTTTAGGTGTTTTCTGATAAGCTTTTTGTTGCTCTAACCTGCGTTTTCTAGCAGCAGGGTTTTTACGGTAGTAGCTAGCTGTGCTTTCGGCCATACATTCTGCTCTGTACTAATTCGGGATCTACTTTAGGCATAATAGAAGCAAGCTTAGAAAGGTGAGAACCCTCTATAGCTATGCCACTAATATCATTTGTTTTTAGCCATTCACAGGCTGCTTTTAAATCTTGGGTAGAAGCTTCGCCACTTTTGACTCTTTTTAGAAATTCTTTAGTAACGAGGTTATGTAATTCATTAAATTGGTCTTCAGTGGCTTTTTTCATTATTCTTCTTTAGTACCTGGAAATAAATTACGTTTAATAAGTTCTACTGCTTTATCATCAATAGTGTTATCTGTTGTGCTTGCATAAGCCTCAAGTAATTGGACAATCAAATTCTTTACTGCAGTAGTAGAAAGGAATGTCATTAGGATGGGTTTGATAATGATCATTTGTTTAGAGAGTTGGGTATCTGTAGTGGTGATTTTGTTACCTGTTCAATAAGTTGTTTACGTTCTTGAAGTGTTTCTATTAACTGACCAGATGGTGAGTTTTTAAACTGATTTACCTTTTG